GGGTGAGATGCAGGCCCGCTTGGCTGACCGTAAGGGCCGGCTGGTGTGGAGTGCCATGCCGCACTCCAAGAACGACGCCCTGCTGGGACTGTGCGAACGGGCAGACAAGGAAGCCGAGGAGGGTAAGGAAAACCCGCAGATCAAGAAGTTCGTCCTGCGGTTCCTGGATAACGACCACATCGACCGGGAGGAAAAGGAGAAGAACATCGCCCGGTGGTCTGCCCTGGGCGTCGATGAGCTGCGCATGCGGGCAGAGGGCGAGTTCACCCAGGACTCCATCCTCATGTACCCGTCTTTCAACACCATGGTCCATACGCTCCCCAGATCGGAACTGCCTGACGGCATCGTTCCGCCGGAGTGGACGCGCTACGTATCGATCGACCCTGGTCACACCGTCATGGCCTGCGTGTTCGCAGCGGTGCCTCCGGACGAGCGGTTCATCCTGGTCTATGACGAGCTGTACCTGCGGAACGCCAACGCCCTGATCTGGGGCGAGGCTTTTGCCGCCAAGTGTGAGGGTCAGCACTTTTACGCTTTCATCATGGACATGCACGGAGGTACACTGAGGGACCTTGGTTCAGGCAGGCTGCCATGCGACCTGTATTCGGAGCAACTCCGGGAACGAAACATCCGGGCACAAATGTCTGGGTTCCAGTTCGTCCCCGGGTCCGACGACATCCAGGCGAGAACCGCCCTAGTGCGGCAAATGCTGCACATCCGCGGTGACGGCAGCACTCAACTGAAGTTCCTGGAGAGCGCTGTGCCAGAGCTGTACCGCGAGCTGCGTCGGTACAAGAAGAAGGTGGTGCAGTCCAACAACGGTCCGTTCGTCACGGACATGCCCAACACACGCGGCGAGGTCCACAGCTGCCAATGCCTGGAATACCTCTGTGCCTATGAGCCGCAGTACCACCAACCGCCAGCCCGGCCAGGCCCTGAGCCGTGGTATGTCAAATGGCGTGCCGAGCGTCTGAAACGTCAGGGCGATGACGGAAAGGGATACGTATGCCTGGGACCGACGAAAAAGTGAACTGGAAGATGCCGGCCGCCTCCGTGGGCGACACGGTGCTGTATCAGGCCCATGAGGGGTCTGATCAGGTGATGGCGTTTGTCATCAAGGTGGGCCAGGACACGCTCACCCTCTGGGCCCTGTCTCCAGGGTACGGCGGGGTGGAGAAGCCCAGCGTCCGCCACCGGGATGACCCTCGCCTGGACGACAGCACGGAGTGGCGGCGGTTTGGCACCTGGACCTACGCCCCGCGGGATCCGCGTGTCGCCCAGCTTTCTGAGCGGGTTGCGATGCTGGAGCAGAAGCTGCGGGGCAATAAGCAGTAGCCCAGGGCCCTGCCATGCAAGAACACCCGCTCCGGCCAATCGTCCAAGGTTGGCTGGAAAAGATCGAACTCGCCAAGGAACACAAACGGCCTTTTCAGGAGGACGCTGATGAGGCCATGCAGTTCTATGACGGCGAGAACGCCTGGATGTTCCGCAATGACTACACGCGGGGCGTCAAGGGGTTTGTGAAGGGCCTGGCACCGCCGGCCTTCCGCATGACCATCAACCGGGTCTGGGAGGCCGTTCGCCTCTTCGGCGCGGTCATCCATCACCGCAACCCGGTGCGGAACGTCACGGCTCGCCAGTACCCCATGGTGAGTCCGCAGATGCTGGGGATCTTTCCCCAACCTCCCGTGCCGCAGATGGGGCCTGACGGCCAGCCCGTCATCGGCCCGGACGGCCAGCCGGTGATGATGCCTGATCCGGGCATGCAGATGTACCAGCAGCTGGTCCAGCAGACCCAGTTCCTCTCTGAGAAGCGTGGCGTCATCGCCAAGCTCCTGGAGGACTACCTGAACTACACGCCCAACGAACTGCACCTCAAGGACCACAGCCGCAAGGTGGTGGACGAGGCGTTGATCAAGGGGGCGGGGAGCTGGTTTACTGAGCTGTACCAGTTCCCGGGAACGGAAACCCGTGTCGCCGGTTCGTTCTATGAGACGTTTGACAACGTCCTCTGGGACCCGGACGCAGACGACCAGCAGGACATCCGCTGGATCGCCCGCCGCCGCACGCACTCACGTGACTTCGTCGCCCAGAAGTTCGGCGTCCCGGAGGAGGACCTGAAGGGTCACAGCGAGTCCTACGACTCACGCAGCCGCCGCCGTGAGGTGGGCTACGAAAACAAGAAGAAGAACGGGAAGACCAACGACCTCGTCACGTACTGGGAGATATACAGTAAGACGGGGTTCGGAGACCGCCTGAAGGATGCGGACCAGAAGCTCCGTGGCAAGTTCGACGCCCTAGGCGACTTCTGCTACATCGTCGTCTGCGAGGGCGTGCCGTATCCGCTGAACCTGCCGCCGGACATCATCCAGGACGAGGTGGACGAGAGCGGTCTGCCGCAGCGACTGTTCCAGGCGGCTCAGTGGCCCATCCCGTTCTGGGTGGAGCCGGACGGGTGGCCCTGCACCATCCTCCAGTGGCACGGCAAGCCGGGGTATTCATACCCCATCTCGCTCATTAAGCCAGGCATCGGTGAGCTGCGTTTCATCAACTATGCGATGAGCTTCATAGCCACCAAGATCGCCACCTCCAGCCAGACGCTCATCGGCGTTGCCAAGGCCGCGGACAACGACCTGAAGGCCAAGATCCTGGATTCCGATGATTCCGGCTTCAAGATCGTTGAGATCAGTGAGGCGATCGGCCGTTCGGTGAACGACGTGATCAGCGTCTTCAATCTTCCCGGTGTGCCGAATGAGCTGTTCCAAATTGTGGCCGAGGTCACCAACCTGTTCGACCGGCGCGTCGGCCTGACAGAGCTGATTTACGGTATGTCCAGAAATCAGTTCAGGTCAGCCGCAGAAGCCGCCGTGAAGAGTGAACAAATCTCGGTCAGGCCAGACGACATGGCAAACCAGCTGGAAGATGCCATGTCACTCCTTGCCCGTAAGGAGGCGTTCTGTGCCCGGTGGTTGGTGCAGCCGCAGGACATCGCCCCGCTGCTTGGCCCCATGGCTGCTGGCGCGTGGCAGAGGCACGTCTTGTCTGCCAATCCGGATGAGATCGTCCGTGAGTTCGACTACCGCGTTGAGGCCGGCAGCGCCAGGAAGCCAAACAAGGGGACCAAGGTCGAACAAATGAACCAGGCCCTCCAGGTCATGATGCCCGTAGCGCAGGGCATGCTCCAGGCTGGGCAGCCGCAGCTGTTCAACGCACTGATGGAGGACTGGGGAAGAGCCATGGACATTGACGTGGCAAGGTACATGGTCCCGCCGCCTCCGCCACAACCTCCACCGGAGCAACAGAATGCAAATCCCTCAGCAGGTGCTTGATGCCGGCCCGGAGGCGGTGCGGACCTACAAGGCCGCCCTGCCCTACGGCGAGAAGTGGGCGTCTATGTGTGCGCTCCAGTGCCCTCCCGGCACCAAGGGCACGGACCGGGCGTTCAATCAGGGCCGGTACAACCAGCAGCAGTTCGATGACATGCCCAAGCTGATGGCGGAACACATGCTCCGCGAGGCCCGCGAGGCAGGGATCAGCACGGCCGGCAAGCAGTACGTGGGCGGTCTTGCCGACAAGCGGGCTCACAAGGACCCGGAGGCGTGGGTCGATTCCACGGCCGACATCGTCCGCGTGGCCCGGAAACGCAATCTGACCGTGGAGGGGATCGTCAGCCACAAGGGCATTCCTGTTCCTCCCAAGCGGGCGCCGCTGTCCGAGAAGATCATTGCCGAGGACATGCGGCGCTACCGCAAGCTCCATCCCAACAAGAAGGCGGGCGAGCTACGGGAGATGATCATCGCCAAGCACTCCTATCGACCGAAGGGTAAGTGACATGCCGTCGATCAAAATCTCCTCGCTTCCGGTCGGTGCCGCAGACCCAAACGCCATACTGATCATCAACAACGCCGGCAACACGCAGACCCAGCGTGTGACGGCTGGGGCGATTGCGGCACTGTCTGGTCCGGTCCATTCGGTCGCCGGCAGGACTGGGGCGATCGCCATCACGTCGGCCGACATCAGCAACTTCAACACGGCAGTGGCGGTGGTTGCCGGTACTGCTTCGCCAGTGGCGTCGGTCAACGGAGTCACGGGGGCTGTGAGCCTCAACGCCACATCAATCGGCGCAGCCCTGGCTTCGCACAGTCATTCGACCGGGGCCATCACCGGCTTCAATAGCGCCGTGGCTATCGTCGCCGGAACGGCTGCCCCGGTCACGTCGGTCAACGGCTTTACGGGGGCGGTCAGTCTGAATGCGACAACGATTGGCGCCGCCCCAGCGTCGCACAGTCACAACTCCACCGCGGTGACCGACTTCGTCACTGCCGTGGCTACGGGAGAACGGTGGGCCACGGTGACGATCAGCAACTCCGTGATCTCCACGGTGGCCGACGTGTACCGCCTCACCTCGTCTACCGCCACCGAATTGCGTGGCATCACCAGCGCCGTGCGCGACGGGTCCACCAGGGCCACGTTCGTCAATGTGGGGGTCAACAACGTCACGTTCGTCCACAATCACAGCTCCGACTCTGCGGCGTTCCTGTGCCCGGGTGGGGCAAGTTTCTCACTGGGCCAGGACCAGTGGGCCCACGGGCGCTATGACCCCACCAGCCAGCGCTGGCGAGTGGTGCCCAACTGCTGCGGCGGGACTTGACCGGCTATTCATTTCCGGGCGGCCCTGGCCCGCATGTACTTTGCATCCCGCCATGAGGATGGCGGACAATAGATACCAGGGTGCGCAATGAGCAGAAACCGCCTTCAACTCCGCCGGGGTCTGGCGGCGACCTGGACAGAGCGCAACCCGGTCCTTCTGGCGGGCGAACTCGGTTTGGAACTGGATACCAACCAGTTCAAAATTGGTGACGGTGAAGCGGCGTGGAATGCCCTGCCGTACTACACCGCTTCCTCCAGCCTGGACGACATCGGTGAGTTTGAGCTGACCAGCGTCCAAACGGGCGATGTACTGCGCTACTCGTCAGGGAAATGGCGTAACTATCCAGAGCAGGAAGTTGTCAACGGAGGTGATTTCTAATGGCTACGCTGCGGATCAAGAGGCGTGCGGCCGGCGGGGCGAGCGGGTCGCCCAGTGCGCTCGCCCAGTCCGAGCTGGCATTTTCTGAAGTCGATGACATCCTGCACATCGGCAAGGGGTCTGGGGGCGGTGCGTCAGTCCTGGCCATTGGCGGGCCCGGGGCGTTTCTCAGCCTGACGGCCACGCAGACGGCTAGCGGCACCTACACCTACTCCGGAACAGTCAACCTGTCCGGGGCTTTCAAGCTTGGCGGCACGGCGGTCACCTCCACCGCAGCGGAGCTGAACGCCCTGGCCGGCGTCACGGCCGGCACAGCTACGGCCTCCAAGGCCCTGATTGTTGATGCCAACAAGGACATCAGCCTTGGTACGGGGGACCTGTCCTGCACCGACGTGACCGCCAGCGGCAACGTCAGCGGCACATGGAATGGCGTGTCCATCGGCGTGTCCAAGGGAGGTACGGGCCTAACCTCCGCGGCCAAGGGAACCGTGCTGGTAGCCAATACCGCTAACACCATCACGGCCCTGGATGGCGGCGGCGCCAGCAATGGCGTCCTGTACTACACGGCCAGCACCGACACCATCGCCTGGGCGACGGAGTTGGACGGCGGCTCTTATTGATGTACATCGCGTTCAAGCACAAGCGTGGCACCGCCTCTGCGGTGGCGTCGGCTAACCCCACGCCAGCGGCCGGGGAGCTTGTGTTTGAAACGGATACCCGTCGGTTCAAGTTGGGTGATGGCAGCACGGCATACACCAGCCTTGCCTACGTTGCACCGAATGCCAGTGACATCACCTCCGGCACGCTCAATGCCGACCGCCTGCCCGGCATCGACGGCGGCGAGGTTCTCGCGCCGCCGAACGCGCCGACATCTCTGGCGGCGTCGCCATCGTCTGGCGCACTGGCGCTGACATGGACTGCGCCTGCATTTGCAGGCTCCACGTCAATCACTGGCTACACGGTAGAGTACACGCCGAGCGGAGGATCGGCCGCTACAGTCAACACCAACAGCGCTAGCGCGTCCTACACGCTCACTGGCTTGACAAACGGCA